CATTAAAGGATGAATGAGTAGCAATACCAACCCAATCCCTTTCATTAGGTTCATTAGTAGTAGTTGAAAGAGGAGTTAATCCAACAGGAGCAGTAAAGAAGTTAACAGTACTATCTACAATATTATAGTTACCTTCTACCTTAGTAATTAAACTTCCATTTGTATAAGAATCTTTTTCCGTTCCCATCCAAGGTCTAGTAACAAGTAAAACGTTAGTAGCACCTAATCCAACAGAGTCTACCTTCATAATCTCACTACCAATCTTCAACAAATCGCCACCAGTAATAGATGTAATACCTGACAATTTAATCTTATCAGTAGTAGCTGATACATCAGCACTAATTGTAGTTGTTACGGCAGTAGCAACTATTGGAGATTGAACCACATTATCAATACTTAATACACATCTTGAATTCTGCTTCTTAGAAGTAAAGGAATGAGAAGTTCCAATACCTACAGCAGTAATATCCAAATAAGTAGGAGTGGTCTTCAATGCATTCTCAGCAGAAGTAGCAAGTCTAATACTAGTATCATCTACTTTAACAGCATAGACTGTAGAAGGCAATTTATCAGTAGTACCATATCCAGTTATAGCTTGTTCATCAATTTCAATTGCAGAAGTAGTACCAGCTCCAGTATATCTGTAAGATAATTCTTCCCCAGTAACAAAGTAATGATCAGGTATAGTAATAGTGTCTTCAGTTAAATTAACTGTAGTAGTAGCACTTCCAACAAAGTCTCTTTTAAAGATTGGTAATTGTCTATGCTTAAGGTCAAATGCTCTCTTAATATCAGTTTCAGTAGCAGTATAAGCACCAAAACCAGTATCAATACTAGCATTAGTAAGATTTATTTGAGTAATGGTACTCAACTCATTAACCAACCTTAAAGCAGATTGGAACACTCTAACCTGAACATTAGCACTTGCTATAGGAGTAAATGTTAGAGTAGTGTAATCTCCAGAAATAGCAGCATCAAAATCACCAAGATTAGTTACAGTTTGATTGATAGCATACTCTGTTATAAATGCAGTAGTACCATCATCAACTACTATAACTTCAGATATTTGATAATGACTATTAGTAGTATCCTCTACACATACAATATAATAAGCACCATTAAATGTTTCGCTTTCATACTGAGCAACTGTAGTAGCAGATGGAGAACCACTAGAAGATATAGAAGTATATCTAGAATCTAAATTAGCAGTATTTAATGCAGTAGTTCCTACTCCAGCAGATGAAGCATTTCCAAAATCAACATGAACAGTATTGGCAACATATGTGCTTGCAGTAGATACTGTAGGATGAAGGTCTAGATGAACTCTAGAACCAGCAATATATGCACTATAAGTTCCAAGACCAGGTTCACCAGAAGCACTTCCTACATTACCAGTAGTTAATTGACCATATTCAACCAAATCTACATTGGTTCCATCATGAACCAATGTTATTTCATCATGCTCCCAGTAAGAAGCGTCACTAGCAGCATATGATACTAATACCTTAGATCCTCTATAAGTGGTAGCGAAAGATATAATACTATGTTGTGTGGTGATTCCTAAAGGTATGGTTGTGGTGCTACTTGTAATATTAACAATACCTCCCAATCCAGTAGAACCTACACCAGCAACACTATCAGAAATATTAAAGGCAACGTTTGAAACATCATAATTGTTATATTGATATTTCTTAGGGAAGAATAAAAGTCTCCCATCATCACCAGCAATATCCATATCATAAGAACCCAAATCCCCACCAAACTCACCTAAGTCAGTATTAGTCTCAACTCTACCGTACTGATTTAAGAAAATATTACCAGTATCATCATGAAGTGAAGAAACTAGCATTACTTGTCTCTCTTTAGTATATCTCTTATCCCTAATATAAGTAATATATTTCCTATATCTAACATTTGCTAAAGTAAAGCTATCTACAGCCATAAATCTATCTGTTCTAGCATTATTATTAAATAGTCCACTAATATCATCAATAGTTAGAACTCTATTACCAACAGACTCATTATAATCTAAAAGAATTTTAGATTCAAAAACTATTTCATCGGAAATTATACTTGCATCTATATCCAAAGTTTTTTCTCTTGCAAGATCAAAATCAAATACAGTATTAAGATCCATAACAGAAACTAAGTCATTAATAACGTTAAACTGAGTTTCTTCTTGAACTGTACTAATTCCTATATCTGTTTCTGTTCTTACAATCAAATCGCTAAATTTCTTAAATCCAGCAGTATGATTCAAAGAAGATACTGCTTCTTTCCATGTTTCATATTGTACTTCAGATTCAACAGAATATGAAAAATACTGATAATAATCACTATCAATTACCCTCTGTAGACTATTATTTAAAAATCCACTATTTTTTTGGAACCCTTCATTAACTATAGAAGAAGCTTCTATATCATATAAAGAATCACTAAGTACCACACTATTAATAGTCCCTCTAACTCCAGAAGAATGTGCTATAAAAGATTCTCCCTTCTCATAATCTTGAACTGAGGATACTCTAAGATATCCATAAAAATCATTCCAAGATTCTAAAATACCTTCTTTAGATCCAGATACTATCTTTTCCCCTTTATCAAAATTAGGAACTTTTAATGAAATATCAAAAATTGGGAAATCTTCCTGTGCGGTAATTTTACCAGAAGAAAGATTGGATTTAAATGTGCCAGGAATTTCTCCATCTGCAATAACATTAGATAAACTGTATCTTACAGTTCCGAGAGTTCCTCCAATATTAGGATCTGTTGCTAAAATTTCAAATAGAGTATAATCAAAATTTTCACTATTAAAACCCTTTCCAGTACTTCCTATTCCAACACTAACTCCTTCAATCAATACTTTTTTACCTACTTCAAATGGATAATCAGCAGCATTACTAAAACTAGCTCCAATAGTAATTGTTACATCTTTATTTCCACTATTATAGTCAATATTATTGATACTAATTCCATTAGAATTACTAGTAGGAATTATTATAGGAGTGACATTATTTAAAGTTTTAACGTTATTTAAAATACTAACCTGAGTGTCACCTAGAGTATAATCTAATTCTACATCACTAACTACTTTTTTAGTTAATCCATCTAAAAGAACCAAACCTGGAGAATCTAGATAATTTTTACCAACTGAATTAATTCCAATTCTATCAAGAGATTTGAGTAAATCTACTTTAAGTAATTGAGGAACTTTAGATTCAGGACGAAGAGTTCTATCTACAGAATAATCAAATCCAACATCTTGAATATCAATTCTGTCTATTCTACCTACAGTTTCACCTTCAGCCTGCAATACAGCATCCTTTCCATTAGTAGTGAATATGGTACTAATACCAGGCAAAGATCTATATTCCTTTCCTTCATTTCTAATATCAACTGAAAATATAGGTCCTTCAGCATTTCCAGAATCTGTAGTATATTTGAATATACCATCAGAAGATGTATATTCTAATTTTTGAGGGATTTTGGAAAGAGTAAAATTAAATGTAGTAGTTCCTACTCCTACAAGAGTTTGGTTTCCTCCTAGAGGACTGATCTCTAAATTTAAAGAATTAGAATTTTTATTATTAATAGAATCCCTAACAATCTCCTTCTTAACTGATGTATTTAATAAATCATTTATCGGAGTTAAATTATAATATAATGAGTCACTAATTTCTTCAATATTTTTAATAGTAAGATTTGCATTTGCGTCTACCCCCACTCTACCACTTCTACTAACATTAAAATCGTCGGTTTTTCCTGAAGTAACAAAAGAATTATTAAGTTTTGGATCACTATAAAGATTTAACTCAAATGCACTATAATAAACTCCACCATCAACAAAAGATAAAGAAGAATCTGAAAGATCAAAATATATCTTAGAATTTCTTTCTGTTATAATTGGAGGATTGATTGGAGAAATAGTACCAGCAGAAGCACTACTAATATCAATTACTTTAGGTTCTACATTTATAGAATCATAATATTGAGTAGATAACTTAATAGTATTCTCATCTACTACTTGCGCATAATATATTTCATTATTACTCAATCCACCTGAAGAAGTAGATGCAGTATGAATAACTTTCTGACCATTGGTATACCCATGTCTAGGAATAGTAATAGTATTATTAGTAGCATTAACATCACCTGCAACAAAAGTTCTAGGATCAATTACTAACCTTCTATTATAATCATTATAAGCTACTTTAATAGTAGTAGTTATTCCTGTTCTAATATCTAAAGAAACATTATCTTCAGATTTAAGTCCATGAGTAGATGAGGTAGATACAGTAACTATACATCTACTTAAACCTCCACTTAATACATTATTATAATTACTAGATAAACTATGATATACTCCAGTACCTACACCAATAAAATATAGAGTTGATGCTGTAGTGGTACTATTAATTCCTACAAAAGTACCTGTAGCTCCTAAACCTACTCTAGCAGTAGCAATTCCAATTATATCATCACTTATCTTTGCAGCATATACTGTTTGTCCTTGAGTAAGAGCAAATCCATCAATACCATCAGTTGACACTGATACTGCAGTACCTGTATTTGTATTATAAGTTAATGCATCCCCTGTCAATAATCCATGATTTTTAAAATAAAGGGATTTAGTAGGAACAAATATTTCACTTAATCCTGCTCCTGGATTAGAGAATACTAAAGTAGATCCAACTCCCACCCCAGAAATAGTTCCTAATCCTATACTTTCTGTTGGGTTAAAATATAATTCTTTATTTAATTCAAAGTTAGAACCATCCAATTCCCTTAATACATTAAAACTAAATGTTCTAGGATCTTTAGAAAGAGCAATACCAGCAGTATGAGCAGTTCCTGTAGTAGAACTCCATTCCCTTAATACTCTAATTCTAGAAGAAAGGGTATCTACATTTAATACCTTTACTTTTTCTTGAGTTCCTACACCTATAATATCATTCTCTTTTATAGTAGAAGATAATGATTGTGGATCTAAATTTAAATACGTTACTATACCAGTAGCAGAAGGAGCTCCTATTGCAGTAAATAATTTAAATGTGTCGGTTCTTACTCCAATTTGTACTGACGAATCATTCCTAAAAGCACTAGTAGATAATCCTGAAACTGTTATAAATTCATTATTATAGAAATTATGAGGAAGAGTGCTATATCCAACAAATTGTTGATTAGAATTTCCTAAAATAAACTCTACATTTGATATTTCTGTAGTAGCAACACTAATTTGACTTATAGCTTTTCCAGAAATACTACCTACCTGCGCTTTAGCAGCATAACCACTAGAACCAGAATTATTAAATATTATTTCATCGCTAACTTTATATCCAGACCCTCCAGTTTGAATTGCAACATTTGAAATACCTCCTGCAGTAACTCCATCAATATAACTAATTTGTCTATGAATAGTATTAGGATCTATTAAAAAATCATAAGAAGTATTTCTTAAAAGAAAATTATATGGAGAAGTATTTCTAACTAAATCAGTTTTATTCAAATCCACTAAATCTTGATTTGATTTATAATCAAAATTATATTCTATAGGTCTATATTTAAATGAATCACCTATCATATAAGGAAATTGTGGTTTCCTATAATTTTTAAAAGATCCTTCAGAATCCCTAAAATCAGGATTAATTAGAGAGAAATAAGCATAAACACCGTTAGGGAATTCTGGAGTTTTGCAAAATCTTCCATTATGTTGATCTAAGTCTCTACCATCTTTATAAGAATAATCTTCTATAAAAAATCCTTCAGAATATATTGGATCTCCATTAGATGTAAGAGGGTTAGGTCTATGAGTAGATATAGAAACAGAATATCCTGATTGAATAATCTTAATAGGACCTCCTGAATTGGTTGAATAAGCATATGGTCCATAAATTGGACATCCATCATAAGACCATCCTATAATAGGTGAATGGGTAATAGAATCTTCTTCTATATCATTTTCTAGAGATAAATCAGGAACAAAAATTTCTTTATCACCTATAGCCTTTTTAATATAACTGGATTGTCTTAATTTTCTAGGAATGTATAAATGAGAATATTGAAGTCCATAATCTTCATTTAAACCAACACTCACAACTCCATCATCAGTAGTAATCTGTTCATTTTGTATTAATCTTTCTACACTATTAATTGTCCATATCTTAGGATTAGAATAAAAATCAGACCCATCTCCATTAGATGTTACAGTTATAGAAGCATCTGTTGCTGTATGTCCAATACCAGCATTAGATATAATAACTGAATCTACAGTTCCGTCTTTCAAAATAGGAATAATCTTAGTTCCTTTACCAGCTCCTACCATTTTTAATTCTGGAGGAGAATTATATTCAGATCCCTTGTTCAATACTATAACTTCTGATAATTTTCCATCATCTATTATAGGTAATAATTGAGCGTTCTTACCACTCTTTAAAGTAAAATTGGGTTGTCTATTATAATTGATTACGTCTGAAGATCCATAACCTACTCCACCGTTCGCAACATATACAGATTCAATAGGTCCTCTTACAACAGGTCTTAATTGAGCATTAAAATTTTGACCAGAAAAAGTGGAAACTCCTACATGTCCAATTACTTCTACTTTTATTGGAGGATAATTAAATTCATTAATTCCTGCACCACCAGAAAGTAAATTCACATATTCCTTATTTTTTAAATAATAATTAGGTGCAGTAGATCCTACTCCTACTTGAGATAGTTTAAAAGAACCACTATCTATAGTAGTAACATAATAATTTGTTAAAGTGCTAAGTCCAATAATAGGAGTATTAGTATTATCATATCTTATCAACTCTCCAGACTTATAACCATGATTAGATATACTAATAGTATTAGTAGCAGTATTAATTCCAGAAGAAGTAGCAGAAGTTAACTTATTAGTATAATTATAACCAGAACTTGCTATACTTACATGACTAATAACTCTTTTCTTATTTGCACATTTAATTTCTTGAATACCTGATCCATAACCAGTAAGTCCAATAGTATCAATTCCAGCAATTGCATCTTGATAATTAAGGTGTAAAGCAACTGTAGAAGGTCCTACAATAGAACAATAATATGCAGCATCTGTAGTTAATCCAGCAATAGCAGTTTGAGTTTCTGTATTATATGTTATAAGTTCACCAAATCTAAATTTATGATAAGTTGAGAATCCTATTGTATTATCAGTAAGATTAACATTTCCACTAGTTACAGTAGAATCAAAAGTTAAAGAATGATCTTTTAAAGTTAAATTTGCAAACGCAACACATCCAGAACCATTACCTCCAGATATTTTTAAAGTAGGTGTGGATAGATAATCAAATCCACCATCTACAACATCTATTCTTTCTACAGATCCATGTACTTCACAATAAGCAGATACTCCAATACCAGTTGAATCGGTAATTGATAAAATAGGAGGATTGATAACATCATAATTATCTCCACCCTTAGTAACTGAAACTTCTTCTATAGGTCCATAATGTATAACATCGTTAGATTTATAATTAAGTATTTCAACTCCATTTACCAACATACCAATCTTCCCTCTAGGGGTAGATGTCTTAATAAGAGAATCTACTGGATCTTGAATCTTTCTTATTAATTTCTGAGATTGTATTGTTTTTTGAGTAAACCTTAAAAGTTCGAATTTATTATTAGTTACAGTTCCAGAAAAAGAAACAAAGTTGCCCTTACCTATATTGGAACTACTCTTAGAAAGTTTAATAGTATCAATATCTACTTTTTTGACAAAATATTCTGTCTCTGCAATATCTAATTTATTAGTACCCTCTCCAGATACATAAATTATTCTTTCTCCAGTTATTAATCCATGATTAGGAATAGATATTTCTGTACTATCTTCAAAAGATCCTGAAAATGTTAAATCAGTTTCTCTAATATCTAAAGCATCACTAAAATAACTAGGAAGAGAAGGAGAAGTAATATATACATCATCTCCATCCAAATAAGAGTTCTGAATATTTGTAGTATAAATGCTAGTATTAGGGTAATTACTTAAATTAGCTTTAGACAATAATCTTTGAATTTTATATGATGCATTAAGATTTAATTCTCCAGAACCTTTAATTAATACTTCCTTAGAGCTTATAAGAGAAATAATTTCGCAAGATATATCATTAATTAAAGCATTATCTCCTCCTATAAAATTATGCTCATCAAAAAGATTTAATTTATATGTAAAGTTTGAAGAGTCAATTAACTCAATATTTTCTACCAAATAAGTAGTAGAAACATTAGCAAATAAATTTTTAGTGACTATATTCTTAGAAACAGAACCTAAACCTTTTGGCTCAATAACACTTCCAGTTTGATTATAATAAGTATTATTGAAATTTAAATCTAAGTTAGATAAAACACCAGTTACTTTAACCTTAACTACATGAGAAGTTCCTATTCCAGAATATCCATAAGCATAAGCATCTAATCTTAAATCTTGTGTAGGAGAAATATCCTTATCAACTCCTGAACATCCGAAAAATTGATTTAATGATTTTGAAGTATATTGTATACTATTACTAGTACCATTTCCAAAATCTGCAATCAATACTCCTGTAGTCCCAAATCCAACAGTAGAATCTACAGTTAATACAGTAGAGCCTATAGAAACAGAATCGATTACTTTAGTATTAGGATGTATGGAAAAATCTTCAGTTACTCTATCTAATTTTCTATCAAAATCTAAACTTAATCTATAATATGTTTTTTCACCTCTTATTATCTTTTCTACGTTATTAATAGCTCCATTAGCTTTAGGGAAATCATAAACATCATCTTGAAATAAATTCCTATTAATAAGATCCATAGGATCTCCTTCAATAGATTCTACTACAACTTGTTTTGAAGTTTTATAATCAGCATCGGAAGGAGTAAAAAGATAATCCCTTGGTTTAATTACTCTTACATCTTCCCCATACAAGGCTCTAAATAAAATCTCAAAGGATTGGTCAGTTCCTTTAGATGAATAAAAATCTTTAGACTGTTTAATAAACAATCTTTTATTGAGATCAGAATCTAACTGTCTTTCTTCAAATCCTGGAGTTATTTGAGTTTTTACCTTTTTATAAAATTCTTGTAAAAATCTAATACTTAAATTATTAACTACAGATCCAGAAGAATGCGTAGCTATCCCTGATTGAGAGAAAAGAAGTTCATCTGGTTGATTTGGAGTTCTATATGAAGTAATACCGCTAAACCCTCTAGAACACCCTGTAAAGGAGTTAGTAGTAATGCCAGTATAGGTAACAACCTCAGTGCCTATTTCAAGTAATCCATAAGAATTTGGAAATCCGGTAGTAGAATCTACATTTATAACATTATCAGCAATTCCTACAGGAGAAGAAACATTTGTAGAATCTATAAGATCAGTTAATTCATCAATTTTAATATATTTGTCAATATTCTGTAAAACATCTAATGTAGATCCCTGACCTTCCAGAGCAGTATAATATTGTGCTAAAAATTCACCAGCAAGAGGATAATCCGCTCTTATAAAATCTGGCAGTTGGTTTTTAACAACCGAACTAATTTTGACTCTTGTATTTTCTGGCATTTATCCTTACGGAGTGGATTAATATGGTTGTGATGTAGGAGACCCTAAGATATATGTATCTGAGGAAATGAGGGTAGTATTTTCAACTTCTGAGTCTGTCATTCTACCCAAATCGCCACTTATATAACTTGAAGTAGCTGTATAAAGATTACCAGAAGTATTATCTCCTGAAGAGACATTATCTGGTATCATATCAACAGTAGTATTACTAACATCTAATTGTAAATACAAATCTTGCAATCCTACAATATCATTTGACTTGGGACAGGCAGAAATTTCTATTATTGAAATATTTTGAACTTTTTTAGATGTTCCTGTAATATTAATGGGTTTAATTAATATTTCTGCTCTTTGATAATCAATAGTACCAATATTATCAGCTACAATTGTAGGATTATTCCTGGATTCTAAACTAAACAAAAATAAATTACCTGTAGATTGATTTTCATTTGGTATATCACTTAAATAGACAGTATCAGTTATTCCATAAACATTAAACCCTGATGATCTAATATTATATCCTTGTGAACTCTTTACGTAAAATGGATTACCAAAACAAAGTTCATATTCGGCATTCTGATTCAATTCTGGTATTAAATCCCTTCTTATTTCTATTTTAGTGATATTTGAAGTTATTGCAGCATTACTATTATCTACTACAGCTTGAAATTTACTATATTTGAATCTTGCTCCATATTTATTCATTTCAGCAGAATCTGCATAACTATTAACGTTATTTAATACCACTGTTTTAACAGAATCAGCACTTGATGTTAAATTAGGGTTAAAATAAGCATTAATATGTGCTTCGACATACAAATATTTAAGATCTTGTATTTCAGTAACAATTCCAGCAACAGAATACTTCCTTAACATAGTATTAAGGTTATTTTTAATAGATTCTGGAACATATGGACCATAAAAAGGCTTAATCGTAATAAAAACCTTTCCGTATTGAGGTGGATTTAATTCTTCACCTCCAAAAGCTGATATTGATTGAGTTTCTGGATAAATTTTAGGAATTAATGCCTCATAATCAGATGCTGTAACTGCTCTATTGAAAGTAGAGTAAATTTTTGGAGCATATCTCTTAATTGAGTCTATAGATTCAATTTCTTTACCTCCTACAGACTCATTTACAGTAGAAATTATAGAAATTCCTTTACTTACTAAGTTATTGTTGTTATCTGCAAGTCTTCCATTGAAAGTAAAGGAAGAAATTCCATTTGCTGCCTCTCCATTGCTAGTAATATAAGAAATTTCAATATAATTTTTTGATTTTAGTGATTCTCCAAAAACTCCATCACCAAAAATGACCTCATATCTCTGATCTTCTACTTCCTGAAGGAAATATACCCTAGAAGTGGAGGTAACTTCGATTAAAGTGTCTGAAAATATAAAGTTTTTAACGTTAGTGCTAGATTGAGTATCTCTTACAGTAACTTCTAGGCTAGAAGTGTCAATATTTGCATTTTCTAAGATATATCTAGCAGGAGGAGCAGGAGTTAATGAAGAAACAGTGAAATTTGAGGTTAAAAATGTCCCTTCATAGATGGTAACGTTGTTAAAAGTAGCAATTCCATCAACTACTGGTACAGTAATGTCATTAGGAATGCAAAAAGCATAACTTGTTGACCCTAATACTGCAGATGAAGTAGATACTACACCCTTTTTAAGGGTTAAAGTAACTGGTTTAGTGCTAAAACCAGTGGTATCTACAAAAAATGAAATTATTGCCTTTGCAGCAGTTCTTGATCTAGGTGTATAACCAATATTTCTTGCTAATGCTACTACGTTTTCTCTTAAAGTAGCACTATCTATGAATACCTCATTGCTAATCATGTTAGCATTGTATGAGGAGATGTAAGTATTGTATGCTAATACATCAACTATACTAGAAAGATTAGATCCTTCAAAATCATAGTCTGTAAAATTAGAATTTTCTCTCAAATAATCCTGCAATGAGGCTTTTATTTGATCGAAATCTAGATCTGTAAAGTTTACTAGTGCCATTTATCTTGTAGACTGTAGTGCAAAGTTTAATTGTTGAGGAAGAGCATCAATTCCTATGATATCATAGAAGATAGTCACGTTAAATTCATTATCATCATAGTTAGGTTCAACTTTAACCTTAGTTAATTTTATTCTAGGTTCGTATTTGTTAAGGGTTTCTTCAATTTCATCATGAATAGCTGATGCTGACATCTCATCTACATTGTCAAATAAGAGTTCACTCACCTGAGAACCTAAATTTGGGTTAAATAAACGTTCACCAGGAGTAGTAAGTACTAAATTTCTTACTGCACGTGCAATAGCAACGTCATTTCTGACTGTTATAAGGTCATTATTAATAGGATTTACCTCAAAGGACAAGCTAATGTCCTTAAACCCTCTACTAAGCCTCTCTATAGGCATGAAAAAAACGGTAAATATAAGTTATTTATCATAAAAAAAGGGACCCTGTAGGTCCCTTGTACTATTTGCCTTGTCCTCTATACCTTTTCTTTGCTTTGTTAGCACTAGTAGAGGCATACTTAGTATGTTTACCCCTACCTTGATAGGTTTTCTTGGGCACTGACTCTACAAAATCATTACCTGAAAGAGATGTTCGTACTGGCATAACTATTCCTCCAATTCTTCAATAACTTTATCTGCCGTCTCCAGTAGATTTTCTACATGAAAAAGGTTATCTATGTCTGATAATGCAGTAGCAATG